CTACCTGTATAATGCCTTTAGCACACTCGTGACAGATTGGTAGCCCATATACGTACAATGAAGCACCATCCAACGATATACCATTATACGTAGCATTGTAGATCATATTCTGTTCTGCATGAACCACATACTGATATTTCAATTCACGGTTGTTCAATCTTTCTTCGGTGTCATCTATACCTCTTGGAAATCCATTATACCCTGTTGATAGGATTTGTCGTTTGGATCCTACTGCTACAGCACCAATCTTCCTTGATGGGTCTTTCGACCAAGTAGATACCAACTCAGCCATCTCCATAAATCTTTCATTCCAATCTGTCATATTTTCTCCTCAAGTACTACGAAATGCAAACTCGATGGCTCCTGATGCTTCTCTGTGTAGTGGTCTTTTTGCATAGCAATTTGATGTGTTTCTGTCTAGTTGTCTAATAAGCTCTTCTAATTGATGAGCAGTGAGTGGATACTTTCTTTTGATTGCATTACAAGCAATACTAGCCATAATCTTATAAATCATCCGATACCTTCCTGTACCATCAGTACGAGCAATAGAAACGTATTCTGATATCAGTTTCTTATTAACAAATGGACAATCTTCATATGAGGTCCAAGTATAGTTCTTATCGGCCGCTTCTAAAAGCATATCCTGTCTCTGAGCAACAATCATCTTCTGTATATCAGGAGGCATTTGTTCCAATAGAGTCAAAGGTCCTCTAGGTTGTTCGAATTGATGCTTAATCATTAACTCAACAGGATTAATGAATGAACCAACATTAGTGAATATAAAGTTATGAGCATCAGGATACGTTGCAGGAACGTAATACATTCTGGATAAGTCTTTAGTCTGTCCATCACCAAGATCATCAAATTCTTTATTCAAAGAGAACCAGAAGTGTTTGATTTTATCTTTGCCGACAGAATGAGTTAATGGAAATACTAATCTGAATTTTGGATATTCTGGTTTTGAACTAGAAGTAGAATAGCAGACGTAGTAATACTCACCAAATTTATTTTTCAATTCTTGTTCAAGATTGCCTTCAAATTGGTGGTTATCGATATCAAGAGCAGCCCAACCTGACCATTCAATTACAGCATCATTCGATCTTGTTGTATCTGGTTTGTATGTTGCTGGAGTAATTAAAGGAGAAGCCTTTACACCCTTAGGTGCTCGGAATTCTCCTTTCTTTAACTTATACCCAGGAATTCTAGCCATACTATACAACATCTTCTCAAAAGAATCCCACGTGTCGTGCTGTAACTGCTTATGAGTCTTGTTGTCATAAATCGAACTAAAAGCAGTTAGTGAGTACATTATGAACTATAATCCACAGTATTAATGAATACTACTTTACTAAGCAAACCTACATTGTCTTCATGAGTAGGAGCAATCCACCCTTCTGGTTTGATTAAATTAGGAAGATCGAGTGGATTAGTAGATTCTGGTTCTAGTTGACGTTCTTTGGCCATATTAGACGCGATCACTCTATCCCAAGCCTCATACGTATCAACTCCAAGAGCGTCCAATGAAGAAACACATTCGAAACAAAGATTAATCAACGAACTTACTACTGCTTCAGCATTCTTAGCATCAGAGAACTTTTCAAACTCTCGTTCAATATTTCGTGATTTGAATCTCAAGAAGAATGCTAGTTGATTAGGAGTAAGTTCATTCATTGTAGTATTCACATCAAACTTATCATGCATATCTTCAATATCCAAACACCAGTTTGCACTCATTATATTCTCCCAAAAAATAATATTATATCAAAATTCTCTAAAATTTCAACTTACCACACAAGATAAGTTGAAATCTTTACTAACCAAACATGAATCGATTCTAAGCGACTAGCTTTTTTGGTCTGCCTCTTGTTTTCCCAGAGACTGGTTGGGTCAATTCTGACTTTGGGATTGGTGCTGGCATGACCTCCTTATTCTTCACAGAATTTCTATACTCAGTTTCATCAATTCCGTGTGGCCAAATAAAGAATCCAGCATCGACTACTTTATCCAAAGTAATGTTAGGAAATATACTTGGAATATTTTGGTCTTTTACTGCTATCACTAATTTTGCTTCATCAGGATGCACTTCTTCTAACAATTGAATGAACAATTGTTCTCTTCTGAGTTTGTTTAGGTCGCCTCTCAGGAATCTATCAAATTTCTTGATCTCCATCCATAAGTTTGCTTTGACCATTCCTACAGGAGCAGCATCTTCTCTATAAGGGGGAGTTCCTTCAGGTAATAACCACTTACCTTTAGGAATGAACCCATACCCAAACAACAACTTCAAAATCTCGTTAGACGAGTTATCTTTCAATAACTGAAGTGTATCTCCATCATTAAAGCGTTGGAGCATTTCTACTACAGTCTCACGTTTATTCAATTCCATATTCCTTCCTAAAAATTATCTATTTCATTCAAAAGCAATCTCATCTTATTCTTCACCAAGTAACCAAAGATTGAATTCTTATTTCCTAATGGCTTGTCGCCAAAAGCAGTAATAATATTATCATTGATTTCTTGAGGTATCTTATCGAATGAGATTAGCAACTCGTTCCGTTGCCAATTACGTTTCTCTTCATCAGTCTTACAAGCCTCTATTCCTAACTTGATAAATTGTTCTAGTCTATCCTTCTTCATTGCTTTCTGTCTAATACTATCAGCAAGACTATTATCTATACTAAGTATGTTTGGAATACCATCTCCAGAATCACCACAAGCGATATGCTCATTAATGAATTCAGGAACGCTCTTAGGTTTCTCTACATACTTTTTGAATAGAGGACTATACTGTCTAATGTTTGCATATCTATGTAGTTGCTTGAAATCTTTATCTGAACTAATGATGAGAGTCTTCTTAGGAATTGGTTCGAGTCCTCCTTCAGTAAGATAATTGTCCTGAGTCCATTTACATAAGCAAGCAATAACATCATCAGCTTCTGTTCTATCAAGTACGATTACTTTATATGGGAAATGAGCTTTCAATTCATCCCTAGTCTCGTTTAATACATCAAACACAAACTTCCAGTCCAGGTTAGATGCATCCCGTTTCTTCTTTCTACCAGATTTATAATAAGCAAACTCAGCCTTTCTCCAATAATTAGTACCATCACAAGCAAGTACAATATCAGAACCATATTCTCCCTCAAACTTCTTTTTGTTGGCCAAGATACTAGAGATGACAGTATGCTTAATAATGTTACGATTCTGTTCCAGATCAGATGAAAACTCCTTTTCCATCATGAATACTGAAGCTAATGATATTTGTGAATAGTCGATGATGATCAATTTAAATTCCTTATGCAAATACTTTTAAAATAATAACATTCTCATTAGTACGACCAGTAACAGAATGAGCTTTGGATTTCATATCTTGGAACAACTTTCCAAGTTCTCTCTTACCAAGTTTAGTATACTCTACCAACAGTTCTGGTTTTCTAATTGCTTTGGAGCAAGATGCCTCAATATCAAATCCTACTATAGAGGAACGACTGACTGAAATTTTGGATCCTTTTACCGCCTTATACATTTGCAACTTTCTTTTAACGGTATCATACAACCATACTTCCTGACAATCAACAATCTTGACTGGTTTTTCTGATACCAACTTTAGCTCATCAAACTTGGTAAGAAACTTCAGTAATTTTACAGCTACAGCAGGAGACTTTGGTTTCTTAGTAACAGTAGGTTTCTTAACACTAACCACTTGTTGAGAACACGACATAACCAAATCTTTCAATAACTTCAAATATGATTTGATCTGAGTAGATTTCAAATGACCATATCCTTCATTCAATTGTTCACAAGTACCGTTGATAGTTTCTTGCAATTCGTCAATCTGTGCTTTGTACACACTAGGAACTAATTTAGCCGCTTGTCCAGTAATAGACTTAGCGGAAGTTTTGAATGAAAAGTTTTTAGGATATCCTTGCTTAATGAACGTATCAATCTCTTCATCAATATCAGCAATGAAGGTTGATAGCTCATCTTTGTACTTGTCTTGATTAGAAGCCTTCTTAGGAGCGGACTTAGTTTTAGTAGATACAACAGAATTCAAAAGTTCTTTGAATCTATTGTTCATGAAAGCAAGTTCGTTAGAATCCAAATACTGATCATTACTAATGAGTCTAGCAAGAGTACCGACTTGACGGAATGAAGATTCATCAACTTTATTTAATAGTACTTTCTGCTTGTGATCTGTGATGTAAGCCAAAGCCCAAATCTTCTTTTCAGTATTGGTAGCGTAAATGTTGTACCAGTTGAGAGCTTGAATAAGATCAAGTTTGTATGTTAAGAAATTGACAGTAGGTTCACCTACTCCTTTCACCTTAGCATTAAGTTTAGCAATCGTTTCTCTACGTTTAGTTGCACGGTTAGTTTCTGATGCTGTAGCCATAATATAAATCCTCGTTGATTAAAAATGATGTACCATTGTCCCACGTCCATGTGGGAATGTCAACAATTATTTTAATCGCATGATCCACAATCACTAGATGAAGATGAATCGGAACTACAAGCATAATCACAAGAACTTGCATATGACGAACTGCTAATAATATCATCATTAGTACTGTATGGGCTGGTTACCACGGTTGAAACTATATTAGCAGTAGTAACTACATTAGAATGGTCGACTAGACTTTGATTTGCTGGAAACGTAGTTATCGATTTTTTAAAATTCTCACTGAAAGCAATTGTAAGATTACGGCTATCTACTTG